TAAAATTAAATTCTTTAAAGCATTCTTTACAGCATCCTCATCATAACGACGAGTAACATCCATTGTCACAGGATTTTTCGTGAAATTGAAGTCTAAATCGGAGAATGTTCTTGTATTATTTGCCATATACTTATTTAGGTTATTCTATGAATGTGTTGAAACCAGTTCCACCAACTTTGTCCCCATCGGCGATTAGATCTCCATATCTTGCTACCTTTTTACCCTCAAAGAAAGTTTTAGAAGAACCACCTATAATTTCCCGTTGTGTTCCAGTATGTGTCGCTAAACCGACTTGATGGGGTTGGTATTGATCGCCGACCAATGCTATTTTCTTTCCTTGTACAAAAGTCTTTACTGCTTGATTTTTATAGGTTAGTGGGGTTGCTGGTCCATCAATACCTTGAGATAAATCTCCTTCTTTTGCAAATCCACTCATTTAACAACTGCTCCAGGAGGTGGTATAGAGTCAAGTAAAGTAAAACTACCACGTGTATATGTTTTATCATTAACCATAGTAAATGCCATTTTTCTTCTTGCTCCAACACCACCATAAGCCATATGAACCCAAACCTGATCCTGATAACGATATTCAAGAATTAATTGATCATATGGTAGAATTTTTTCAAGAGCCACAGCAAGTTCGTAAGTTTTACGCATTCTATCTGGAACCATTAATGCAATATCCAAACATAATCCTTTACAATGACCAGAGTTTGGTGATTCAGTTTTAACAACACCTTTTAAACGATACCCTGAACTTATTTTCCAAAGTTTATTTCTTCCACCAATACCACCTGGAAGAATATCCAGAGCAGGTTCCAATAAATTTTGACAAGTTTGCGCAAGGTTACAAACAATTTCTTGGACAGTGAATATTCTTAGTTGACCATCTGCGCCCTGTAACTGTTGATCTACTAGTTTATGTTTACCATTTAAACCACCATCCATTAACATACCTAGTGTAAAGTTTTTGGACATACGATAATCATCAGTAAAATTATTAGTATTGTAAATAACTTTACAATCAACTAGGATATCAGTATTTGATCCACCAGATGCTGTTGCTGGTTCTTCAGCATTTACTGGTGCTGGAGGATTTGCCACACCACTTTCTCTTGATTGTTTACCTGATTCTGCTCTACCCTCAGGTGTTGTATAATCTTCAGGAGTTTCAGCAGTAGCTGCTTCAGAAACTCTACGATCAGGTGGGATCAATTGTGGTACTGTTGGATTTAATGGATCTCCCGCAGGTGGTGGTGTTAAAGTAAAATCAGCAACATCTTGGCCACCAGAAGCACCATTTCCAAATTGACCTTGAGCATAATCAGCATGTAATGTTCCACCAGCAAGGATATTCATATCAGCTGAAGATTCAATCTCAATAGCATTAGATTTAATACTTGTTCCTTGTCCTGCCTGGAAAAACATATTATTTGCAGACTTCATTGTTATATTATCTGCAGCAATATCTAACTTACCAACAGCCTTTAATTGCATATTACCACCAACAGCAAGCGTAATATCATTTGCAACACCAATATCTAAATTGTTACCAACCTTTACAGTAGCATTCTGGGCAACTTCAATATTAGCATCAGTGCGACAAAATATATTAGCATTACCATCAACTGTTAAATTATATTCACCACCAATCCAAATAAATCCATTACGTTCAGTAATCATAAAGTTATCGCCAACAATATAATTCGTTTGAGTGCCCATTGGGTCTACTTCATGATATGTTCCTGCTCTATGGTAAGTATGAATACGCTCATATCCAGGAGTATCATCAAACTCTTGGATATGACCAGCCTCTGATTCATAAACCTTATTATATGGGTATTGTGCGCCATATGAAGGTAGGTTTTGATCCCAGTTACCCTGTCCGTTTGCTTTAGGAACACCTTTGCGAATAGAAGAATCTTTTTTCTGAACAATAGTTCCTTCAACTAAACCACGTGCCAAACGATTTGTATCTGGCTCACCGATATAATCTTTCAATGGATATTTGTTGTTTGGATCTCTGAATCCAGTATTATCTGTTCCTGAAGCAACTGCTGCTTCTGATGGTCCAGGTGTTGGGCTTGCGCCATCTTTTGGTGGTTCAACTGCTGCAGGATTGGCATCTTTCTCTACTGCACCACCAGCATCTGTTCCATAAAAATATTCATAAAATTTTAATTTTCTTGCTGCAATATCTGGAGAATTAACACCAACTGCTTTCTTGGCAGCATAGAAGTAATCAGGATGTGCATTTGGTTTAACCCCAGCTGGTACTCTATCTTTAATATACAATGCAGCAACTAATGCAGAAACATTAATATCAGCATCAAGAGAATCAGGATTATTAACAATATCAATATTCAATCCAGCTGCGTTAGCAAGTTTCTGATAACGAGCATAATTGCCCTTACCAGTCAGCTGAATAAATCCACGACCATAATACTTGCCACCATCAGCATCTGTTTGATTGCCTAAGAAATTTTTACCACGAGTACTTGGTCCATATACCCAACTAAAGAATTCTTCTCTGGTAACACCTTTCTTAGAAGCATCAGAAAATTTGGCTGCGGTTTCTTCAGTTGTAAACGAGTATATTTGTTTTAAACGAGAAGCACTATAATTGTAACCTTCTAGTTGAGGTATCCAACCAGACTCACCACCAGCAATTCCAAGTAAAGCACATTTCTGTTCTTTAGTGGTCAAACCAACTTTATCACAAGCAGCAATAAGTGCCTTAATACCATCAGACGCTTTACCTGCATTAGAAGAAGATTTTGGTGGCGGAACAGTTGGTATAGAAGTATTTGTTGCAGTAGAAACAGGAGTAGCAGGGGTTGTTGGGGATGGTGTTGGAGTTCCAACTTGAACTGGGTTTCCTGAACCATCAGTAACTGGAGCACCACTAGAAGTAGTTAGTACTGTAGATGCTTTACTTTGATTTACTGCATCTAAATTTGTTGGGGCTGGTTTAAATGTAATAATATTCTCACCATAACCAGTAACCTGTTCACTGATTGTTATTTGTGTTGGTGAGTCAACTGAAACAATATAGCAGTCGTTAGATAAACCAAAGCCAAGAACTTTCATATTTGCTGTTAAACCAGCAGTAAGATTAGTCCTACCTGTTTCTTTATCAATAAATGTTAATTGTTTACCAGTTACTGGACCATCAATAGTTCTTAGTATCAAATCCTTAATTACATAAGATTGAACTGGATTTGCACTGTCATCATCTAAAACTGATTGTGGAGCTGATGGTATACCACCAACAGTACCAAGCATAATTGGTTGCTGCATGGCATCATCAGCAAACATAATAATAACAGTAGTACCCTCAACTGGTCCAACTGGAGTATAACCAATACCATTCATCGCAGCTGAACCTATTGGCTGAACTGGGGTTGCCCATGGTAATTGCTGAGTTGGAAGTTGTGTTTTATCGTGCGTATGCAAACCAACAATACGAACCTGACAACGACCAAGTTCTAATGGGTCTGAACGACTTTCAACTACGCCTGTATAAAACATTAAGTATTCCTATCAATTTTCATTTGTAAACTATCTTTAATTAATTCCATATGACACTCGTGTCTATCTCTTGTAACATAATGGTTAATTGCTGAGATTATATAATAACCTGAAAACATTTTATCAACTAAATCTTGGTCATCATCATTTTCATTAACAGGTTCAATCTTGTTCAATGTTACTGCTACTTTCTGGCCAGCAGTATAATCAGCTCTTCCTGCAACTGTAATTTCAATTTTACTAGATTCTGCTAGTTTCATTAAAGAGATTCTCTCTTGAACATGCTTAAAATTAGTAGCATCACCATAGCCACTAAAATTAGAATTATCTCTTGGATAATTTAGTAGTAAAGAATTTGATCTAAAAATTACATTATTACCTAATACTGGATTTGGATTTAGATGATTCAATTTATCATATTTTTCTTTAATATTATAATTCTTAACATTATATTTTTTCTTATTAAGATCATATGAAACTAATTTAGAAGAATACAATCCACTTCTTACTTTATCCATATAATCAAATCCAGTAGGTATAACTAGAGTTTCAATTCTTCTATAGTCTTCAGTTGGATTTTTAGCATCACCTCCATTTGGGGTAGAATCGCGTATGTATCCATCTTTAGTAAACGATTGATATAATCCATTTGTATATAATGAATCTAATGATATGAAATAAAATCCATATCGATTTTCAAAGAATACATAGTTTGCAGCATCATTTGAATTAACAGCATAACTCGTAGCATGATTAATGCATTTAACAGGCGACCAAAAATTTGAAATAAATTTTATGTCTTTATTTGTTTTCTCAACAAAAACATCCTTTGCGCTTTGTAGACCATTATAATTATCTGTAACTAAAGACTTAACAATGTCTTCTGGTTTCCCTGAATATACTTTACTGATCTTTTTATTTAAATCAATAACAGCTTCGTTTGATATAAAATGTAAGACGTATCCAACCTGTCTATCACCTAATAGCACTCGATCGGTCATTTTGTAAATATAAAAAACACCTCTAATATTTTTAGTTTCATCAAGGGTTGGTGTTATAATCTCGATCTCAATCATTTCCTCACCAACGAATGGAAACAAATTTACTAAATCATATGATTCTCTTAGTGTTAGAGAACCAGTCATAAATGGTGAAAAAATATCTTCATAAAGAGTAACTGCGAGAACTTGAGCAGCAATATCTTTTCTTAAGCCTCCGCTAGTAAATATGTCACATTTTTCAATACTGACATCACCAGCAAATCGCAATTCTTTATCTGCTGCTTGCATTAGATTTCGTCTTTATAGTTTTTCAGAATTGTTGATATTAAATCTGCAGAGATAATTTTAATTCTTCTCTTAGATTCATTGACTTCTGCTTCATAATCTGCATTAGTAAATGGAACTGCAGAAGGATAGTCAGAAGAAACTGTAATACCATTAGCATTTTCATAGTGATGAATTGCTGTTGCATTAACACCATACTTATCTATTACATATTGATCTAGATTTGCTTGGGTTAGTGGCCAGTCGCTGAGGTAATCATAGCGTTCATTTACTAACATAATAATCCAATGATACATTGGATTACCATAAACTTTTTCAGCTACAATCTCTGGAGTTTCACCCTCAACAATATCATAGTAATCGTAAACAGTTATATTGGCAAGAACATCCCTACGGAAACGAATATTTCTTGTTATATCAGTAAGGATAACTGCTTTAGTTTCAGTATTTAATGAAGTATATGGCGTTGATATAGTAATAGTTGGTGTAGTAGCATAACCATATCCACCTTGGGTAATAGTAATATCTGTTATTTGTCCATTTTGAACTGTAGCGAATGCTTGGGCAGCGACATCGGCTTCTTCTGGTGCAGAAAAAGTTACTTGAGCACTAATATATCCAGAACCTGGATCTGTGATTTCAATACCAGTAACTGCGCCACCACTAATAAAAGCA